ATGAAGCAGTTGTTCTTGGTTTTGGTGGTGTTTTTTGGGTTTGCGGGAAACGCAATGGCCGTGGATTGCAGTCACAGCATGCTGCGTTTTCCAATGAGTGAAATCACTCAGACCCTTCAGCGCAATCCCCAGGCAGCAGACACCCTTGAAGGCGTTCATATGTATTGGATCCGCTGGGGGGCCCAGCAAGAGTCCATTCAAATCACTGAGGTGGCCTTGCAATGTCTAGAAAGCCAAGGTGTCGTGGAGCGTTTCAAGCTGTTGAATCATGTTTTATGGAGACGCGCCAGAAACTAGGCATTTATTTGTATCCGGTGATATAAAAGTTGCAGCCGCTATTCGTGGCACCTGGCGCCATGGAGTGTGCCAGATAGATCTTGTTGTCGGACGTTTTGGGAAGCCAAAATGAATCTGAATTGTAACCGACAGCCCCTTGTCCCGCATAAGGGAACATCAGCAGATAGTGATCGTAAGTTGCAGCCCCTTCTTTTGTGTAAATCCGAATGTCGTCCGCTCCGGTTGTTGAGGCATTTCCGCTGTGACAGCGCAGATACACCAGAATTTGTGAGGCGGTTTGGGCCGCAACGGGGAGCGTGAAACTTTGCTCAGTGGTGGTGGTCATGGAAACGGCACCCAAACTGGTCAGTCCCAAGCTTGTCCACGTGGCGGCGCCAGAGGCTGCTGTTGTTTGCACGGAACCATCTGGAAATTTAATTCCGCCGGAAGTGGAATGAATGGTTCCCGCGACTTCCAATTTTGCGGTCGGAGCCGCGGCGCCGATACCGACATTTCCAGTCTGTGAAATGACCACTTTGTCCGATGAAGAGTTCAGAGCATCATTTTGGGTCGCGAAACGCAGGTTGCCGTTATTGATGCCCATCTGCCAGTTCTGGTCCGTGGTGTCGTTTTCTTTCAACTGATACGCAGGCGCGGTTCCTGTGATCACCATATTTCCATTTTCAACATGCAATTTCTGCAGGGGAGCCGCAGTGTTGATTCCCACAAGGCCCGTGTTCGTGATGGTCATCCGGGGTGTGCCGGTTGCTGTTGATCCGGCAAAGAAATGAATGTTGCCGGTTTGATTGTTAATAACATTCAGGTTCTTCCCGGTCGCTGTGCCTGCGGCATTATAGATGTAAGCATCTCCCGGGCTGCCCAATCCCGTATTGGTGTTGGAGGTTCCAGAGATACCAAACCAAATGCCACTTTTTTCGTTGCTCGCAATGAACCGTGCTCCCGCCGCAGTTCCGGTGTCATGGGTGTTGCGGACTTGGACGGTTGTGTCTGCATCCTGAGTTCTTTCGACGTGTAAAACGGAAGTTGGGGCCGTGGTCCCCAGCCCCAGATTGCCGCTGGTATCAATCCGCATCCGTTCCGAGCCGGAAGTGCTTAAGCCCAGAGCTCCTGAGGAATTGAAGAATCCTGTCAAGGGGTTGCCGGTGAATGTCAGCGATGGAGAATTCGCGGCGCCATCCGATAGAAAGACTTTGCCTGCTCCGGTGATATTGAAGGTGGCCAAATTCAAGTGTGTCGTCGCCGTGTGATTTCCAAGATCATCAGCAAAGGCTGAAGCGGGCAGGAGCGAGGCCGGGATTTTTCCAGAACCATCCAGTTCGACCAGATTGCCGGCAGCGGCACCAAAGTTTTTAGTGGAAGCTGTTCCCAATCCGCTCACCTGGGTGTTGGCAATGGCGATATCCACACATGTGAAGGTGTCTGTGATTGCGCTCCAGTTTAATGTTTTGTTGCTTGTGGCGCAGGTTGCGGGCATCTGTGGATTGCCTGTGACGGTGGAGCGCAGTTGCCCAAAGCCGAAGTACTGCACGTTCCACTTACTTGAATCATGCATCAACACCTGTCCCACGACCGGCGTCGTCGACGCCACGGAAACTCCCTGTATTTTTTCAACTTTGGTGTTGCTCAGTCCCGCGGTGGATGTCACATCTCCCGCGAGATTGGGAAGTTCTGCTGCTGTCAGATTGCTTCCACCGGTGACCAGGCCTTTGCTGTTAACGGTGACTTTAGAGTAAGTGCCTGCGCCCACGCCGGAATCATTCAGAGAGATCACGGGCGCAGTCCCTCCAGTACTTGCCAAGGGGGCGTTTGCGGTCACACCTGTGACAGTGCCTCCGGAGTTTACGATCGTTGTCCAGGACAGCTTGCCGGTCCCGTCTGTGGTGAGCACCTGACCATTGCCGCCATCTGCAGTGGGGAGTTCATAGCTGCTGTTCTGAACAAGGGTCGGAGCCTTCAGTTCGACATAGTTTGCGCCAGAATACAGCCGCAGACCACCCGAGGTCCGGATAAGACCGCTGGTGTTGATAGCGGTGGAGCCTCCGATGGTGCCAGTTGTGATGGCATCTCCAGACACCTTGCCAGAGGTCGTGATGGTGGCAAGTTTCGAGTCTGAAATTGCAGCCCCTGCAGAGATGTCATCATTAACAATACTACCATCTGCAATCTTGGCGGAGTTGACCGCTCCGTCTTGAATTTTGGCTGTCGTGACTGCATTGCTGTTGAGTGTGACAGTTGCCGTCGGATTGCCCGCAGACGACACATCACCAGTCATGGCAGTGATCGCGTTCGCGGTGCCGGAATTGTCATCGGCCGGTGCCCAGTTGGTTCCGTCGTATTTTAGCACTTTTCCCGCGGCCAGGCCGGAGTTAAGAACGGGAGTTCCCTTGATGCGATCCACGGAGGTGGCACTCTGCGCTCCGGTCACATCCCCCGCCAAACTGCCACTGAATCCAGCGGCAGTGCCCGGGATATTGCCGGTTACATTCGCGCCGGAGATCACGGCCGTTTCGCACAGGAAAGTCCCAGCAGGAGCGACGTGACGAAGATATTGGCCAGCGGGACACAGAGGTAGACTGGCTTTTTCCAGAACATCACCCGGCAGCAGAGTCCCCAGTTTGTGGGCCGACTGGGCCACCTTGGCCTGAGCGGCAAAGGGGACCGAGCGGATGTCGGCATCTGGAGTGATCAGGCGCCAGCCAACACCATCATAAAATTGCACTCGCAGAAGTCTTTTATCATCTGCGACCGGTGCGTAGGAGCCTCCGCCCTCGCAATTGAAAGAGCCGCTGTTTTCAAAAACATCCAGTAATTTAAAAGCGGGTATGGCAGGGAAGATTTTAGTTCCGGCACCAATAGGAACATCGAACACCCCCGCGGAATTGCGCATGTCCAAAGCGGGGGAGGTTTCGCGGTACATGACACAGGTGCCTTGAGGATTTGTGATGGAAAATTCAAAGATCACACCGTTGTATTCCAGCGGAGAGCCTTGTGTGTTTTTGATGCGTCCTTGATACGTCAAAGTGCCCGGTGTTGCATGCGCAAATCCGGTCGCAAAGAAAGCGAGGAGTATGAAGGCAAATGGTACGTTCAAGGGCCTCATGCTGTCCTTTTCGGTAAAAGGTCAGCAAAGATGAAGTGGCAATTGTGATATTAAGGGTGCTTATCTCGAGTCTGTCTCATGGTCGGAGCGGGATTGTTTCAGAGTGAGACCCAGAAATGGAAAAGGCCCGATGGTTTACCATCGAGCCTTTATTGGTTGCGGGGGCAGGATTTGAACCTACGGCCTTCGGGTTATGAGCCCGATATGACCACCTGAGACGATCTTTCTAACGTCTCCATTTTATTCACAAAAACTAAATATTCCAGGGGTTTACCCGGTTCTTGAGGGGCAAGAGCATTTCGGCCAGATACTGCCAGTATCGGCCCTATGTTTGGCAAATGTCTGTCACTTTCCGCGGATCCCCTTGGTTTGGATTTTGGAATAAAGGGGAGATATGCGCAGTCCGACACTACACACCGACAGCAAAGCGCCCGGCCATCATCCCTCTATTGGGGTGGGCCATGGCTCATAGATACGGCGATACCAACAAATGGAAGATGAAATGGTTCCGAGAACTCAGTCCTACTGGGAAGTCGGTGTATGCTTTCATTTTCGACAACTGCGACCATGCTGGCATCCTTGAAATCGATCTGGATGACATGAGCTTCAAGGTCAACGAGAAGACCTCGGATGGGTCTTTGAAGCAGCTTACGATCGATGACATTAAAGCAGCAGCCAACGGCAAAATCCAATTCCTTGCAGGAGACAAAATCTTTCTGGAAGGCTTCGTTCTTTATCAATACAAGCTTAAATCTTTGGCAGATCTCAACCCAAACAACCGCGTGCATAAATCCGTCATGGATCGTTTGGAGCAGTTGGGGCTGATGCCCACTCCTCAAGCCGCAGGCAAGCCCCTTGAAAGCGCCTTCCAAGGTCCTACCGTAGGACTAGCAGAAGAAGACGTAGACGTAGAAGGGGAGGTAGATGGAGAAGCAGAAGAGAAAGGGAAGGCGGAAATTGCCGACCCATACAATCACGTCCTGGCTCAGTACTTGAGTGCATTCCCGGGTACGACTGAGGGGCCTCGAGCGCGTCGCTGCTTTGGGGAGCAAATCCTGACCGACCCCAAGGCTGCTGCTCAGTTTACCTTCATCAAGAAAGCCATCCACAACTATGCGACGCTTCTGAAAAAGCAAAGCTGGAGAACGCCGAAACAGTCCTTTGAAGCGTTCCTGGGCTGGGGAGACCTGAAGGGCTACTGGCGTGGATTTATTGAAATGCCGACGGACCTCACCGAGGCCCGTATAGAAGCGCTATTCAGTCAAGGTAAGGAGAAAGCTGGATGAGCACTCCAATGACCAAGCCGCAGTTTGATCTGCAGTATGCGAAGCTGGCGGAAAAATTTCCTGACACTTATACCCCGACATACAAACTCAAAGTGGCCGAAGCGGTCTCATCGATGTCATTCGAATGGTTCCGCAACCAGGTGGAGAAGTTGATCGCCAGGAATAACCCGGCCTGCGACTGGCCTTGGACGGTGCGGAACACTGGAGGAGGTTCTCAGCGCCAGTCAGGCCCACCTGCGGATCCGCCAAAGATCACAGAACAGGGTTACAAGGCCGCGCTGGGTGGAGCTCCTTCCGCTGTTGAGGCCTTTCTACGAATCAACAGAAGCAAGCAAGGGGGGATTAAATGATCGTCGTGATGGGCACCCCGGGATCCGGGAAAACACAGCGACTGCTGCGTGAGTTTATTGGGAAACATAATACTTCTATCTTTTTGGTTCCGACTGCCGAGCTTCGAGACGACCTCCGGAAAACACACCGTCAGGTCTTCGAGTTCCATGGGATTGACGAAAAAAGGGTCGTCAGTCTTCCAGAGCTTCGAGGTTCACTCATGAGATTCAAGCCAAAAGAACTCTTGATCGACAACCTTCAGTGGTTGGTGCGAACAGTCTTGGATCTGGAGGCCACTGAAATCGGTTCGTTCTCAGTGGACCTGCTGCCCGAAAGAACTGATCTAGAAATACTTTCAACGAAGAGGGAAAAGAAATGAAACAACTGTTTGTGATTCTGGTTTTACTGATCGCCGGCTGTACGCGTGACCCGGTGAAAACGTCATCTACCAATAATCCAGAGGTGCCCGTCAGTCTTCTTTTTGAGTACGAGGGGTGCAAAGTCTATCGATTCATAGACGGCCGCCCACACTATTACACCAACTGTACGGAGGCCATTGGCACGTACACAGAGAATTGTGGCAAAGCTTGCGTTCGCGAACTTGATGCCAATGTTAGGGGGAGCAAATGAAAACTGTGATCTTCACAGGACCTGCAGGCCGTCAGGCACTTTTGCACGATCTTTATTGGCGGAACTATCTCTGCGTTGAGCATCATCGCCTGCAGATCAGTTTGTTCCTGGAGCAGCATGAAATTGCCGGTCCGGGGCATCCCAACTATTCCGACCTTTTGCGGATCCACTCGGGCATTCCTGAGTATCCAGAGCGAACAATAAAGTCCATGGTCGGCGATAGAATCAATGCGAAGCTCCTATGCGGCGTGCAGGGTTTCAAGGAGCTGACGATGACCCTGAGCAAGCTGACCAAAACGGTTTGCGAGATGAACCAAGGGCGCCATCTGGGGCCGTGGTACTCAAAGTACCAGTACAAAAGGTTTTGCGAGTCGACATCGGCCCAGCGCTTGGCGGGCCTCCTGTTGACTATAAATGCCGGAGTGGTGTGGACCTTTTTAATGATGGCCGCGGCTCGATGGTAACTGATGATCCCAAGTATCTCGATGCAATCCGAAACCTCCCCTGCGTGGCGTGTGGCCGCCCGCCGAAGAGCGAAGCTGCGCACATCAAGGCCAGGGGGCAGGGGCGGGCTTACGGAGATGATTGGTGGAATCTGCTTTCGCTCTGCGCCTGGTGCCATCGTCTCGCGAATTACAGCTGGCACGTGAATATTAAATGGTTCTTCAGCAGGTTCCCGCACGTCAGAGTGTTGATGGAGAAGCTGGGCTGGGAATTCTACGAAAGAGATGGGGACCTGAAGTTTGTTCATCCTGCTTATCGAGATACCAGACCCAAAGAAGCAGCCACGTACAAAATAGAAATTGAAGGGGATATCAAATGAAGATTCCAGTTTTTAAAGGTGACAGCAATGAGCTTGAAAACATGATCGGCGTTGCTGAACTGCAGAGCGGCGGCTTGGTCGTTACGTTAAAGCCAGGTCACGAACTCAGTCGATCTGACTTTGAAGCAACCTTTGGCTCGATTGGGTACGAGATTCTGATTCTGGTCGGTGCGACGAACGAGGATCTAAAGATCTCGTCAGCGCGAATTATAACATACCTCGTGGATCCGCAGTTCAATGCGTTTTTCAAAGAGCGAGTGAACATTCTCGAGAAAGCCCGAGCTTTGATTCGGGGGGTAGAGCTGTCGGGCTATCCCTTTCGGCTCCAGGGCATGGTCATGGAGCCGCTTAAAGATTTGAAGCGTCTTGTAGAACTGCTTGAAAGAACAAAATAGTCACCACCAAGGAGGATTCGGTGAAGGAAGCAAACTGTGAAAGTTTAGGTTTACACGAGAAATTGGTCCCAGAGGCCAGCCTGTGTATTGGTATTGCGCAGACGACTTTGTACAAGTGGATAAGGCTCGGTCGGGTGCCGCACCGGTTAACAAAGGAGGGAATCGGAGTTTCTACGAGGGTCGTCGAAAGACTGACAGAACTTCGTAAAAAGCACGGGACATCCTGGCTAAGCAAGGCCCAGAACTTGTTGGAGCTCCTGCAAGTTGTGGGCGGTTTTTCAGTATCGGCTGTAGCCTTGGAAAGACCGGAAGTGGGACCTCCTGTGCTGACGGCTCATTTTAAGGAGGTGCGCTCCATCAAAACCGTAAGAGAAATGGGCGCGGTCGCGAGAAAGCTCGATGAATGGGGACATCGTGACCTTGCAATGAGTGTGGCGCTTCGTGCATTTGAACAGATTGAATCATAAGGGGGGAGTATGGATTTGACGAAGGGAAGTATGGTCTTCGGGAACGAGATTTCGGAGGGGGATGGATCTGATCGGACACACTCAATTCCAGATGGGGCCGAGATAATAGGGTGCTCGTATCCAGCGCTACACCTTTGGATCACTGAAGGAAAGGTCCCGTTCATCGAAGAGGGTGGCAGGAAGCGCATCAGGCAATCTGTTTGTGACGAAGTGATAGCTCTTCGAAAGCAGTACTCATCGAGGTATTGGCATATGTTCGCATCCTGGTATCGCGGAGAACTGCCGGAGCTGAATGAAGACCGGCCTTCAGAGTCCGGATCCGAAGGTCAGGATGAAGGTGAACATGAAGTCGTGGAGATCTCTGATGACCAATGGGCCATCTTCTGGAACCAGGTCCGTCGAGGTCGGGAACTTCATAAAGCCGGCAAATCAGAATCAGCTTGTGAGTTGATCTTTGCGATGTGCGATGAGTTTGACCTTTTGTAGGAAGAGAAAAAGGGGGAGGGGCGGTTCGCTCTGAACTTCCTCCCCAACAATGAAAGGACGTTGAGTGAGAAAGACAACCTATGCTGCAAAAACCGCAGTACCAGTGAATCGTAGTCAAGAGGAGATCCGCAAGGTACTCACGAAATACGGAGCCGAAGGTTTCGTGTTTGGCGAGAATCGCGACGGAGCAATGGTCGCATTTGAAATTGATGGAAGGCGAATCAAGTTCAATATCCCAATGCCGCTCCGGCCACCGGCGTCTGCTCCCCAGGTAAGAATGAAAGAATGGGAGCAAAAGTGCAAGAGTCGCTGGCGGTCAATGGCTTTGGGGATAAAGGCAAAACTTGAGTGTGTCGCTGTTGGAATTACAACGATCGAGCAAGAGTTTATGTCCCATATTGTCCTACCGAACGGCACGACGGTGGGCGCCTTTATGCTTCCTCAGATTGAGAAGTCGTACCAGTTGGGGATTATGCCACCATTACTTGGGGCGCCGGAGTCTCAATGACCACCCAAGAAAAGGCGCGGGAGTTTTGGATTCGTGAACCAGTAAAGCCAAGAAAAGGCGCTATGACCATAGCTACAGAAATCAAGCCACCTTGGGATTTGCACCCCCCTCTGTCGGGAGCGCATTGGCTCCGCAAGCCTGCTTTTAAAGCAATTGAAAGTTCAGCTTATCAGAAGGCGGTGAACGGATTGAAGAGATTTGGGAAACACAGTGATAGCTGCATTTGCCAAATTGGGCATGAAAACTACGAAAACGCATGTGATTGCGGGTTCGATGAAACATTTAAAGAACTGGGGGAGTTGTGAAGATACCAACAGAGTCGCAAATGAAAAAAAATGGGCGTGAAGTAAACTGGCGTGGGCACGGGGCGCACGTCAGATTTAGTTACGATAGCACGGGCTTTAGAGTGAACCTTGTTATAGAAGGACGTCATATCTTGGTCACGCAGGAGACATATAGAGCTGGGAAGTCGACCTATCATAGAATGATTGACTTGATAAAGGCGATTCATGAGTTGGAGTTGGTGGGTCTTGCAGTAACCTTCAAGATGGATTTTGTTAAATGAAGAGAGTGAATAAATGAACACAGATCAAGAGCGTACATTTTGGAATGGGGAGCCATGCAAGGCCACCAAAGTGAAGGTTGTTGTGGGTGAAGCCCCGCGCCCAACCTGGTGGTGTGCCCATCTGGCGGGGCAAGAAATAGATGCGATCCGCATTGATTATCCGATCGGCAAGAAGAAACAGGGTGAGCCGTTTTACATTTTGGATACCCCTGAGGCTTGGGAAAAGATCACGGTCCACTTGGGGTCACCGGTTTATGGGCATAAATCAGTTCCAGTTAAAAACGAGGTGGTTCGATGAGCACGGATCAGAATGAAGTGAAATTCCCATACGACCAGAAAGAGATTTACGAAAAGGGCATTGTGTTCTTTGCGAAGTGCAATGTCTATCACTACCAAAACGTGACAGAGCCGAATCTGTATCCGGATTCCTATGAGATGTTTGTTCCCAAATCCGACTTCGACGCCGTGGTGAAAGAGCGGGATGGCCTCCGCGCCAAGGTGCATGAGTTGGAAAAGTCGCGTGACCACTATGTAAGTGAGGCCAGAAGATTCGCCATCAAGTGGGAGGCCTGTCAGTACCAGATTGCGGGTGTTGCTACGGGCATGAACAAAGACAAACAGATTGAAAACCTTTTGGGGCTGGTCTCGGATGGGGAAAAGCAAATCGCTGCGATGATGGATGAGCGTAACCGATACGCAAGGGCGATGACAATTGCACTGAGTAATGGTGTTTTTGCAAACAAATCATCGGTCAAAGAGCAGATTGAACAAGTCCTCAGCAAAGGCGGTGGGTAGTGGAAGACAACAATCCAATCTTAAACCGGATCCGCAAGCTGTTTGCACTGGCAGGGTCATCCAACGAGGAAGAGGCCAAAAGGGCCATGGAAAAGGCCAATGAACTACTGGTTAAGCATAACCTGGATTCCCAGGAACTGAAGGTGTCCAGTGGGGACTATGACTTCAGCGATGTTGCTTCCTTTAGGCGTCAGCGGCCACACCACCGGCATATAAATCAACTGCTGGCCAGTTTCTTCTTTGTGAATGTCATCCGTGAAAGAACCTTTGACCGCGATGCTTTGAGGTATGTTCAAACGATTCGCCTGGTGGGGCGTCCGATCAATACCCAAATTGCTACTTATGTTTTCCAGTACCTGGACAGAGTTTATCCAGATCTGTGGCGCACCTATCGGGCAATCAACAAAAGAGCCAAGGAAAGTCACCGGCCTTCCTACTATAAGGGCCTGACGGTGGGGATCAGTCATGTCCTACTGAAATCCCGCATGGCGGTGGAAGAGGAGCGTGGTCTGCAGGTGGTGAAGGACAAGGACCTGGAGGATTTCACCAACGACTACTGTGGCGGCCGGATCCACAAGGAAAAGGCCATAAAGGAAAACAAAAACGTGATGTTCCAGGGAATACGCGATGGTCTGCAGGTGCAGATCAGCCCGCCCTTGGCGTCGCGCTCAGGGGATCCGGCATTACCATTGGCAATTCAAGGAGGGTGATGTGCCAATTCGGCATATCAAACGAATTAGGGGGCCCGTGAAGCTCACCTGCTGGATGGTCAAGACATCCAGTGAACGGAAGAACTTAACCCCGGAGGTAAAGATCTCTGAGGGGGAACAGGATGCTTTCCATGGATGCAGTGATCGTAAAGACACAGTTTGAAGCAAAGAGGGCCGTGAAGAACTTGGGTCGCAATCTTCCTAATCAAGAAAAGGAAGAGATTATCCAGAAGACCGTGCTCAAATTCATTGAAAAGTACAAAGCCGGCGAGATTAAGGAAGAGGAAAACTGGGAAGGGTTGATCGCCACGTCAGTTCGGGGATATGTCCGCAATCACAAAAGGGATCGTCGCAACGAGCGCGCTCTGCTTCCTACCGGTTTCGACGACTTCAGTATAGAAGACCTTTGTGATGAACGCTCCGATCGTGAGACCAGAGTGGCTGAGGCTGCCTTTTCGTATCCGATAAATTGGGACTTATTGGCTCGCCTCTGTCGCGCCGACAAGGAGCTCAAGGTCTTCGTCCTGTTCAATATCTTTGGGTACACCCTCGTTGAGATTAATGAGTTATTTGGCCGCTCTTCAGAGAAGCGGATCGCCGATTTGAATTATGATTTTTTGGCCCGGATGATGCCTGTCGGCCCGGAAAATGCATATCTTGCGGAGGATTGGACGAGGCAGGTGCTGTATGCGCTGGGTTTAACTCGGCTCTATGGACTCAAGCACGAGGATCTTGGGATTGGTTGGAAGCTGGATCCGGTTGAGTTCGGTCGCCCACCGGAGGTCGATCGTCTCGGGCAGGAATGCTTCAATTTCGAAGAGGTGGGCTGATGGAGTTCTTTCTGCCGGCTCTATTGGTGTTGGGTACGTGGAATTGGCGCAGACGAATTGGCTGGTCCGGGTGGTGGTGAGTGGCTTCATTCTCATTTACGGTACCTGGTCGGGCGATAGTTAAAAAGAGTTCCCAAAAGGTGAAGTCAGTAGTCGTCCACGGATATCTGACCAAGCGGAAGGTGAATTCTTCAGCCTTCGTAATGTGGCAGGCTTTGGCGCAGCCTTACCTTGAGCATGCTCGGCGGCGAGTTCCGCGGCCGTTCAATGTTCCACTGAATGCATCGTTCAAGTTCTATTTTAAGAATCGAGCTTCCGAAGCGGATCTCTCGGCTCTGTACGAGGGGATTCAGGATGAATTGCAGACTTTCGGAATCATCACCAATGACCGGTTAATACATGCACATAATGGGTCGGAGAAGATTTTCGATCCTCGAGAACCAGAACGCCTGGAAGTGGAGCTGACGCCGCTGCATGAGTGGAAATCAAAGAACCAGCCCAATATTAAACGAACACCTTCTAACGAAGATCTGTCTCCGGTGCGACAAAGAAAAGCAGATTGCTGCCTGGAATCGGATTTGTGATGAGTGTAAAGCAAGTAAAGTCTGGAGATTTGGCTATGAGTTCCCCTGTTCCCTTGAGTTCCCTCAGAAGCATGGGAAGCTTCCTAAAGACGAAGAGGATTGAACAAAAGGTCTCACAAAAGAAGATTGCTCTGGAGCTAGGGGTAACCGATGCCTTTGTCTGCAGGATCGAGTCTGGCGAGAAGGCTCTTCCGGACTATGGAATCCCGGCGGTAGCCCGCGTTCTCGGGATCAGCACTTCCGACCTGGTTTCGCGCAAGCTGGAATACTACAGAGAGGTTATTGAAAATGAGATTGCCATCGCCAACACAAAGACTGCCTAACGTTACCAACCGCGAGCGGGATTTGGTGTTTTCGATCGTCGACGGCCGCCAGGATCTACTCACGGTGCTTTTCTATATGCGCTCTATCTGCGAACTCAGCATGAATACCGATTTCATTCAGACGCTGGAGTGGCTGAAGAGGAATCGGCTCTGTGGGCAGGCTTTGTTGGATTGGATCAAAGATAGACACGAGAATTCGGTCATGTTCGCTCTGGCGCACATCCGGAAGGATCTTCTGAAGGATCGTGAGGTCCGTCCATTCTTTGCGGTAAGGGGTCCGAATGCAGGCAACGTTTGATTTTAACGTCGATACGAAAGAACTCAAGGTATTGATCCCGTTTGCTGGGAAACGCCTCAGGAGTCGCCTTGCGCAGGAGATGAACAAGGCAATTACCGACGCCCGTCGCGAAGTGGTTGAGTTCCTTATGGACGAAACCGGCCTTAAGAGAAAGACGTTCAATGAGGCCATGGGGCTAACGCGAGCGAATCCCGCGGCGGACATCATGGAGGCCAGAATCAATGTTCTCTTTAATCAGAAGCGGCTGCGCCTGGGAGATTATCCCCACATGGCTACGACGTACCGTGGCCGGCCAGCGATTAAGATGTTGAATAAGTACTATACCAGGACTATCAAGACGGGATTCATGTCGGCCGATGGTAGCCGGATCCGTATGAGATCGCTGGATCCGAAGACACACTGGGTGACTTGGGACCCCTACGGTCGCTCAGTCAAGGGGTTGGTGTTCGACTATGAGATCAGGAAGACCCACGAACCGCGGGCGGTCGAGATCTTCGCAAGGCGTATGACCGAGTTTTTGGCCATCAAGGGCGTGCTTAGCGAAAGCTAATCTAATCGTTATTAAGTCCATCCTAGGGGTTTTTAAGTCGAACTCATTCGTTTTTAAATCGAAACTGGTATTAGGAAGCAATACGTTTGATTTGAGAACTCATTTATCGCGTCCGGCCCGATCCATTTGCGTAAAAACGATTTGGGTCCTTCCTATAAGCGAGATGAGTCGCGACGTGCCCCGGCGCGTTTTTTTTCTAGATATATCGCTCGAAGGGCGTCGTCATCAGAAGGAAGAACGATTTCCGTCGGGTAAAGCCCGGGATGGCAAAAGCAAAACCTGAATTATCGAAGCTTACATACAACCAGCTGCAGCAGCTGACGGACATGTCATATCGAAAGATTAAGAGTCTTCTTGCTGATGAAGGTATTGAGCCCGTGGAGACAGATGGTAACTCCATCTATTTCGATCCGAAGGAAGCGCTTCCAGTCATCTTCGAAGCCCAAGGTTTTCGGACACGCCCCCAGGAGATCGGTGACGATTCACCTTTGGATCGACCAGACACCAGTGAAATTCTAAATCCTGCTATTCAGAGTGCTCGGCTCTCACGAGCGCGAACTGAAAAAACTGAAATTGAGATCGCGAAACTGCGCGGGGAGCTCGTCCCCGTTGATGATGTTGTCTTTTTTGTTTCCAATATGATCACTTCGGCGAAGTCAAAACTGAGAGCTCTTCCAGATCGAATCACACCCGTAATTATGGGCTACAAAGACTCAGTTGAGGCCAAGGAGTTTCATCGGAAGGAGATCGACCGCGCGTTAATTGATCTCCGTGAATACAACGTCGAAGACTTCATTGATAGCGCTGATCCAGAGGGTGATGCGGAACTGGGATCCGCCACCGAATCTGACGATCAGTGAGTGGGCAAATAGAGAGCGGTATCTGAGCTCTGAGTCTTCGTCTGCTCCGGGTAAATACAGCACGGATGCGTTTCCGCCGCAAAAGGGTATGCAGGATGCGATCTCCGACCCTCGCACTGAGATGGTCGTGGGTATGCTGTGCGCCCAGGTGGGCAAGTCTGAAGGGCTTGTAAACAACCCTATCGGATTTCACATTCATTGGGATCCAGCACCCATCTTGCTAATGCAACCAACGCTGGAGAACGCCGAGGACTATTCAAAGGATCGAATTGCGCCAATGTTGCGTGATACGCCGGCGCTGCGAAACATCTTCGGGGATGAGAAATCCCGTAGTGGTAATAATACTCTAAGACACAAGAAGTTCCCGGGCGGACACCTGACTTTGGTGGGCGCAAACTCGCCGGCCGCTTTAGCCAGTCGTCCGATCCGCATTCTTCTGATGGACGAGGTTGACCGCTATCCGGTGACGGCCGGTGAAGAGGGTGATCCGGTCAACCTGGCATTGAAGCGTACCACAACTTTCCACAATAGAAAAATTGTCGCCGTATCCACTCCCACCATCAAAGGAAAGAGTCGCATTGAAAAGCTCTACCTAGAGGGCGATCAGCGTGAATACGAAATGCCTTGCCCGCACTGTCGGGAATTTATCGTGTTTAAGTGGGAGCAGATCGATTGGGACAAGAAGACTGATGACCCTCAAACGACGACATACACTTGCCAGGCATGCTCAGCAGTGATCGAAGAGCGCTTCAAAATGAAGATGCTCCACGAAGGCCGGTGGGTCGCACGGGCTGAATTCAAAGGTATTGCGAGCTTCCATTTGAATGAGATCTATTCCCCATGGAAGACATGGCCAGCAATCGTGGCTGATTTTATCCGGGATCGAAAGAGCCCGATGACCCTTCGCACTTGGTGGAACACCTCCCTCGGATTGCCTTACGAAGAAAAAGGCGATGCGCCCGAACACCAAAAGCTGTACCTGCGCCGAGAAGACTACAAGATCGGCAGTGTGCCGAAGAGAGTGCTTTTCTTAACTTCAGCCGTGGATGTGCAAAAGGATCGTCTCGAGGTCCTTACACAGGGATTCTCTCGCTCTGAACGGTGGAACATCGAGCACAAGGTGTTCTATGGGGATACCTCATCCAGAAAGAATAAGCCGTGGCTTGAGTTGGACAAGTACCTTTATGAAGAGTTCGAACACGAGTCGGGTCAAAATATGGCCATCAGAGTAATGGCTGTGGACTCTGGCTACAATACCTCCGCTGTTTATGCGTGGGTTAAAGATCATCCAGGCCGGGCCTATGCAGTGAAAGGGTCAGCGACAGTTCAGAGCATCATCTCGGCTCCAAAAAATGTGGAATATAAAAAAGACGGTAAAAAGATCAACCGCGGCCTTCGTGTTTGGCACGTCGGTACAGATATCGCGAAGTCTGAAGTCTACGCATTCCTGCGAATTGAAAAGCCGACAGACGAGACTCTTGCAGAAAACGGGGGCCGCTATCCTCCAGGTTACATTCACTTTCCAAAATTCGAAGAGGAGTTCTTTAAGCAGCTGACTGCAGAGGCCTTAGTTTCGCGTGTGGTCCGCGGATATGCCACATATGAGTGGATCAAAATCTATGATCGAAACGAAATCCTGGATCTTCACGTTTACAACCGAGCTGCAGCAGCGATTTACGGTATGGACCGGTTCAAAGAAAAGAACTGGCGAGCGCTCGAGGAAATTTACATCGGAGAATCGGAAGAAGAAATGGAAGCAGAGACTGTGGTGAAGGAGCAGCGGAAGTCAAATGCGGATCCGGTAAAGGAAGTTGTGAAGAAATCCCGGATTCGCTTTAAGCGGTCGGGCTATCTGTAATCCAGAAGAGGCGAGCAATGGCAGTTTATAGTCAGGCCGATCTTGATGCTTTAGATGTGGCGATCTCCAGTAAAGGGGCGATCAAGAAGGTCCGCATTGAAGATCGAGAGGTTGAGTTTAGGGACGTTTCGGAGATGTTGGAGATTCGCCGGCATATTGAACGTCAGCTTCGCAATAAAAAACGAAGTGCACTCGGCCGTCGTCATACCTTCGCATTCAAAAAGGCAATTGAATGAAGTTTTCACTTCTTGATTCATTCATCGGTATCTTCAGTCCGCGCGCCGCTCTAAGAAATCACCGGGCACGCCGTGCAATTTCTGCCATGCGGAAGTACGAAGGCGCGGGAAAAGGCAAAAAGACAAAGAATTGGAAGACACCAAATTCGTCAGCAAACACTGAGATCATCGCGGATTTGCAGACCTTGCGTGATCGGTCTCGGGATCTTGTTCGAAATAACGGCTATGCCTTTGGTGCGATCGATCAGATTGAGTCGGACATGATTGGTGACGGAATTATTCCTAAGTTCACTCATAAAAAGAAGAAGAAACTAGCTGAAGAGTGCGATTCCATGTTTGCGGAGTGGGCTGATTCAAAGATCTGCGACGCCGATGGTCTACATAATTTCTACGGCATCCAGTCTTTGGTTGCCCGTGCCACTGCTGAGTCAGGTGAGTGTCTTATTAAAAGGGTCTGGATCGATGGTGTTATGAAGATGCAGGTGCTTGAGCCTGACTTCTTAGACACTGCAAAGAATGAATCAACGAGTTCGCGGTTCATCCTTGGTGGTATCGAGTTCAACAAAAAAGGCCAGCGTGTTGCTTACTATCTATTTGATGAGCATCCAGGTGGATCCGTCACCGGAAAAGCGAAGGGCGAATCAAAGCGCATCGATGCGAAAGACATTATACCGGTCTTCAGGGCGGATCGTCCGGGTCAGATACGTGGGGTACCCTGGTTGGCACCGTGTATCCTGACGTTGCGGGATTTCGACGAGTATGAAGATGCAGAGTTGACCCGCCAGAAGCTGGCTGCATGCTTTGCCGGCTACATTACGAAGGATCTCGCCGACGACGCGGACGATGATTCCGATGATTCAGACAGCGTTGACCTTGTTCAGGATATTGAGCCGGGCTTGATTCAGGAGCTTGGTGTTGGAATGGACATCAAGTTCACGACGCCACCACAGATGCAGGGGATCGGGGAATTTTCGAAGGTGTCCCTTCAGCGGGTCGCAAAAGGTATCGGTCTGCCTCTTGAAATACTGTCGGGCAACTATTCAAACATCAACTACTCTTCCGGAAAATTGGGATTCGGCCAGTATCGCCGCAATCTTCGTAAATGGAGAAGTAAGTTCTTTATTCCGCAATTCTGTGACGGGGTTTGGCTTTGGTTTGTGGAATACGCGCTTCTGCAGGGGAAAGACTTTAGCGAAATTACGGTTTCGTGGACGCATCCGCAGCCGGAGCCAATCGATCCACTGAAAGAGAATAAGGCGGACGCACTTGAGGTGGAGTACGGGTTCTCGTCAGTATCGGAGATTATCCGACGTCGCGGTAAAGATCCGGAAGTCGTGTTCCAAGAGCGCGCAGATGAACTGAAGAAAATGAAGGAATTGGGAATACCAATACCGAATTTCGGCGGATCCGGTGCTCTAAGTGAGCCGGAAGAGACGGAGGACATCAATGCAAAGTAAGAGAAAAGTCACCCCCAACGTGATGTCTTTGCGGGTACAGCCCCAAACCATCAATAAAGAAGAAAGAACTGTCCAGGTTGTCTGGGGTACAGAGAATCCTGTGCGTCGTTACGACTGGTGGGAAGGACGCGAATTCGACGAAGTTTTAGGTATGACACCCGACGAGGGTGACCTAACCAGACTGAATAACGGTGCGCCTGTTCTTGATAACCACAACTGGGCTGGGACGGTGGCCAAGCAGCAAATCGGTGTTGTCGAACGTGCATGGTTCGAAAACGGCGTGGGTCTGGCAGTTCTTCGGTTCTCGCGCAAGCCAGAGGCCGAAGTGGTGTGGCAAGACATTGTGGATGGCATCGTTCGTAATATCTCTTTCATGTACCAAGTTAAGACCTATCGAGATGTTACGCCAGCCGGTTCAGAAATGTCTGTTCTGCGTGCGGTGAAATATGAGGTCTTCGAGATCTCGATTGTGACAATCCCAGCTGATCCAGCGGCGGGGGTTCGATCGTTCTTTAAAGAAAACCAAGCTTTAGAAGTTGAAGTTATTAACCTTAAACAGGAGTCAGATATGACAGTAAAGAAAGATGGAGAGGTAACGCCTGCCGCTCCAGCCGTAAACGAATCTGAGGTGGCAGCTCGCGGAGCGAAAGCTGAACAAGAGCGTTCGAAGCAGATCCGTAAAGCAGCTCGCGTTCACGGATTGACTGAAGAACAAGTTGATGAGCTTGTCGATGGCAATTTGACGGTGGACGAAGCGAATAAGCGCATCTTGAGCATTCTTGAAAAAAGAAGCGCTGATGATGCAGTTCGCAACACGACGGTGACTCATGAGCCTGACAAGGGCACGGATATCCGTTCTGCTGTGACCTTGGCCATGCTTGTGAAGAGCACACCAGAAAAGTTCAAGCACGACCAGAAGAGCCAAGTGTTTGTTGGTATGACTCAACTTGAGATCGGCCGCAAAATTCTTGAGATTCGTGGTGTGAGAACAGAAGGCTTGACGAAGCTTGAGCTGTCTCGTCGTATCCTTGCGTCTTCTGACTTCCAGAAGATTACAGCTGATATGTCCTCGAAAACCCTTCGTACTTCATACGAAAGTGCTGGTCAAACGTTCTGGCCATTCGTTACGAAAGGCACTCTTCCAGACTTTAAGGAAGTTTCTCGAGTTTCACTGGGTGGCTTCAGTGATCTTGTTGAAGTTCCAGAGGGTGACGAATACGAAGAGGGCACTATTGGTGAAGGTGCGGAGAAATATCGCGTCGTTAAATATGGCCGCGTGATCTACGTCACCATGGAAATGGTCATCAACGATGACGTACAGGCGATGTTGCGCGTGCCAAAACTGATGGGAGCGGCGGCGGGACGCAAAGAGACAGCATTGGTCTATGGCATCCTGAATAGCAACCCGAAAATGGCTGACACGGTGGACTTATTCCATGCGACACACGGCAATTTGGGTGCGGCTTTGGCGATCGGCGAAGCTGGTTTCAACGATGCATTCGAGAAACTTGGAGCGCAAGTGATTCCGGATACCGACGAAACAATGAATCTTGAGCCGAGATTCATTGTGGCCGGTCCGAAGAATCGTGCTGCTTTGATGAAGATGCTCGCATCTGTCCAGGCTACAAAAACTGGGGATGTGAATATCTACAACTCTGCACAAAGCGGTTTGTCTGGAATCATTGATGGTTCCATCAAGGACAAATCTTGGTTCGCGATTGGTGACAAAGATCGTTGTGATACGATCGAGGCCGGATACTTGGAAGGTGAAGACGGCCCGTCTTTGTCCGAGAACGCCGAATTCAAAGTGGATGCGATTGCCCACAAGGTAACTCACATCTTCGGCGCGAAAGCGATCGATCACAAAAACATGTACAAAAATCCAGGCGTATAGTCGGGATAGAGGGGGCTATACAGCCCCCCTTTGTACGGAGTTCAACATTAACTGGAGGTTTTGAAGTGAGAAATTCCGTTAGAACCGGAGAAAAAAAGAAGTTTGTTGCTGATGCCGACGTGGCCGGTGGTCAGCTGGTAAAGATCGGCTGTCAGCTGGTTGTTGTTGTCGCCGATGCGAAGGCGGGTGAGCCCGCAGTCGGTGAGCCAATGGGTGTATTCAAAGACTTGCCTAAAGCAACAGGTGAGGCCTGGGTTGATGGGGATGCGCTTTATTGGGACAATACGGCCAAGAAGCTGACCAAGACGACGAGCGGAAACCAGCTTGCTGCAGCAGCAGACGGTTCCGCAGCGTCTGCAGACACAGTTGGCCAGGCTTTCTTGCCAGGTCTGCTGTTGGCATAAAGGAGGGGGCGGTTTCGGCCGCCCTGCTTTCGATGGATATAGATGCAATCTTTTCAGATGTAGACTCTCTCATCGTGGATACTTTCCCAACTCAGTTCGTTTTGGATTTGGGGGGAGGTCAGTCAGCAAATCTCACGGGGATTCTGAGTGATAAGTATGAAGATTTCGATGTGGAAAGAGGCACTAAGGTCCTGATCAACGCCGTGAATCTTCGTGTGGCTATGAATAAGATGCCCGCGAACAAGATGAAGACAGGGGCGTTAATTGAAATAAAAGGCATTGAGTACACAGTCAGACAGGTTAAGCCCGGCGCTTTCCAGATGGCGCGCATAGTATTGGAAGAAGTGTGAGAAATAAGCAGATTCGTGATGCACTTAAGGAAGTTCTCAAGACGATTCCAGATTTTGAGAATCGCGTGTTCAACTTCTCGGGCACTAAAAGGGATGCCAAGGATGGGGCCTTTGCTGAGGTTTCAACTGGTCCGACTCAGCACACTCATCTTGGGGATGGCCTGTATGAAAAACGTCCACTGGTTCTTGTGCAGGCAATTTTGCCGTGCAGTTCGGAATCTGCCCAGGATGATGCGGATGACCTGATCGCCAAGATGGTCAAAGCGATTGGCGAATCTTCCAATTTCGACGGTCTGGTCGATGAGATTTTGGTCAAGACCACGGATACGGCAGTTTCCACCGGCGGCTCAAAAGCGCTGGGTTACTGTGAAATTGAATTGGAGGTCGTGTATGCGGAAAATTGATAAGAGAGTCAAACTGGTTGCCGTAAAACCGTTCATCATCTGTCACAACGATTACTTCAGGTTGATCAAGGTCGGGGATGATCTGTCAGACGTTCCGGAGAAGTACTTGCAAAACCTTAAAACAGAAAAAGTAATTCAACCTTAAAAGGAGAAAATATGAAGGACTCAAGACATTTATTCGGTGTCCATGCATTCGCTCCGTACTCTCGTAAAGATGGCAAGTTCTATGGAAAAGCCAGCTGTATCGGGAACTCTTCATTCGTCATGACCGGCGAACAAGTTGAGTTGTACGGTGGTGCCCAGAAGGCGCCGTATGCGATTGAAGATGCCAACATTAAAACCGAGATCACGTTGTTGTTTAAAGAGTACTCCAATTGGATGTACATGCTGTTCCTGGGAGCGACGCCAACAGCGATCGCTGAATCAGCAAATGGCCAGGTGACAGCGCTCACTAACAAGTTTGGCACCCTGGTAGCCGCAACCGGTTTGGCATCAATCGAGGCAAAAGTTGGTTCGGAATCCTCTCTTAAGTTCGGTAAGTACGTTGTGGAAGCAGCAAGCGCAACGACAGTAAATCTGTATGCGTCCTCCGATATCGACTTTAAGCGTGGCACGGCGAAAACGTTCGTGGATGACTCATTGAAAATCAATGCGGCGCCGTTGACGATCACGACCGGAGCTAAAACTGACGTTCCCGGCTTCGGCTTGGAGCTGACAGGTGGTGCAGGTGCGATCGGTATGACGCCCGGAGATACTGCGGTGTTTGAAGTTCTACCTCCACTGGAAGAAGCGATGGAAGTCACCATCGGTGGGGCGAGCGATACCTTCCCAGAGTTTGGCGCGATTATGTTGGCACAACAACGTTCCAACGGCGAAATGTTCGAAATCGACGCTTTCCGAGTGAAAGCAGCCGGTTTGCCACACTCTCTGCAGGAAAAGAAGTTTGCGGAAGCAGAATTGAAGGCAACGGCTTTCTATGATGCAACCAAGAACGGTATCGCGAAATTGCGTTGGGTAAAACCGAAGTAGTTTTGGACTGATAGTATTTTAGCTATGCCCACCTTCCAACAAGGGTGGGCATTTTTATTTAGGGGGAACCATGAATTTTAGTATTAATGACCTTGCGCCAAAGTCCTGTACAGTGGAGCTGGTCGATGGGACGCGATTCGAGCTGCGAGAAATGAACATTGAGGATTGGGGTTGGCTTCGTGATGCTTTAGGGGAAAATTACGCTGAGAAGCTTCAAGCGTTATCAACTAAGGATCTATCGAGGGTCGTGTTCCGTCTATTGAAAAACAAAGCCGAGTTCGCCGCAAAAGAAGTGGATGGTTTTGATGATGACGGGAATGCGATTAAAGAATTTGTCACCGGTCCGCAGTGGATTATGCGCAAGATGACCGGCGGTCTCCGTGATGTGAACGCTGTGACTGTTGGCCTTTTGACTTCTTTTGGTCTGCCGGAAAAGAAGGTCGTAGAGGCGCTTCCTGATACCGAAAAAAAAACTCAGTAGATGATATCTGCTGGGGCGAGCTCTATGACATTGTAGCTTCTGAGTATTCATATTCTATTCAGCAGTTCCTGGAGTTGTCTCTGCGACAGCTCCAGATTCTTATTCTTAAAATTCACAAAAGAAAAACCAACGACTTCGCCAAGAATGCAAACTTTCAGGCTGCATTGCACGGCCTCAAGTTGGATATTCCCACGATTGGGATTGAAGCTCAGTCGGAACAATCTCCGGTCACCTTTAATAAGGAACAGATCGAGTTCGCCAATCAAACTTTGGATGAAGCGATGAATCGGAAGGCGGCAGAATATGGCTGATGCATTGGTAGTAAAGGTCAGTGCGGATTTAAAGAACTATGAGAAGGAGATGAAGAAGATCTCCGACCAAACTGCGGCCCTTGCTGAAGCTATTTCTGAAGTCGGGAAGTACTCCGCAGCGGCATTTGCTGGCTTGGCGGCCATTATCGGTTTGAACATTCGAGAGTTTTCTCGTTTTGACAATGAGGTTCGTGCCGTTAAAACGCTTCTCGATGAATCTTCATTCGGTGCAAAAGGCCTTGAGGCCGGCTTCCGCGACATGAAAAATGAAGCACTTCAGCTCGCAAAGACGGTACCAGGGTCAATCAGCAGCATGAATAAGGCACTCTTTGATACGGTTTCTGCCGGTATCGATGCGTCACAAGCAGTTAATGTGGTGGCATCTGCTTCGAAGTTGGCCGTTGCTGGTGTGACAGACTTATCTGTGGCGACGGATGGACTGACATCGGCCCTTAATGCATATAACCTGAAAGCAGACGATGCCGAGAGAGTTGGATCCAAGTTCTTTACTGCGCAAAAGTATGGAAAAACGACCATTGAACAGCTTTCAGATGGCTTTGGTAAAGTCGGGGCTTCGGCGTCCGCTCTTGGGGTTTCTTTGGATGAGGTGCTTGCTACAGTGAGTGCAGTCACGCTCGGAGGGGTTAAGACAGCTGAGGCCTATACCGGATTAAAGGCAGTCTTGACCGGCATTGCGAAGCCCACCAGTGAGGCCAAAGAAGAAGCTAAAAGACTGGGCGTTGAATTCGATGCCACAGCTCTTCGCACCAAGGGGTTGGAGAAGTTCTTAGGGGATCTGCAGGCGGCCAATGGATTCACCCGCGACTCGATCACCAAGCTATTTGGCTCCATTGAGGCTGCCAACGTCCTTTTTGCGTTGACCGGAAATCAAGCGGACGCGTTTAAGAACGTACTCAAGGAACTTTCTAATGAAACGAAAACAGCCGAGACCTTTACAAAGGCGTATGAAACCCAGAATGCTTCTAGTTCCAACCAGGTTGAAATCTTTAAAAACAAGCTGCAAGTTTTGGCAATCCTCCTTGGGGAGAAGCTGACACCAGCATTTGATTCAGTCCTGGGTGTTGGTTCCGACTTCCTGGATATTATGTCCGGTAGCGATGGCATGACGTCATTCCTTGCTGTGACCCTTGCGATCAGCGCGGCTTTAACTGGTCTAGCAGCCGCATTGGCGGTTGTTACGATCGGAGCCTTCCAGTTCCGCACAGCAGCCCTTGCTTTAACCGGTACGCAGAGTCTGGCAGCGGCGGCAACACTCCTTTGGGCTGGAGCTATCAACGCACTTTCGACTGCCTGGATAGCTCTTACCGGCCCTGTAGGCATTGCTGTTGTAGCAATTGCGGCCGTCGTGGCGGCAATTGGAGCTGTAACCTATGCGGTCTATTCCTTCAGAGAAGAGATCTATGCTGGCTTTATGGGGGCTGTTGAGTTTGTAAAGACAGCGATGTCAGGCATGGTCGATGTGTTTCTGGGATATGCAGAGATGGTGTTGGGGATCTTGACGCTGAACTGGAGCCGTATCCAAGAGGGCGGCCGATCCTTCGCTTCAGGTTTTACGCGGATTTTCAGAGAAGGCGGCCGTGATGCTGCGGAGGCTTTCAACGCAGAAATGGCTAAGGCCAAGGCACCTTCCGTGGAAAATTCTCCAATGCCTCAGCAGAGCTATGTTTCGCCTATTGTAGGTGCTGCTATGGGTGGGCTTCCAGGTGGTTCAGCCTCCTTTTATGACGAAATGATCAAAGCGCAGGAATCAGCTCAGAGCCGTCAGCAGGAATCGGCTTCGGCGCATGAGGAGCGAATGGCGAAGATTCGTGCTGATTCGGCCGCGCGGCAGGCCGCGATCAACAAAGAGTTTGCCGAACAGTTGGAGGCAGCACGCGGGGAAGAGCGTGCAAAAGAAATTGAGTCCTCTTTCTCTAAAAACCAACAGATCCAGATGGGCCAAGTTGAACACAATACCCGCATGCTTGAGATGAAGATCGAAGCGCAAGAGCTCGATCGGCAGGCGGACCTTTCAGATCAGGCATTGGTTATGGAGGCGCGAGCTGCGCACAATCTTGCGATGGCCGAACTTGAGCTTCAGAATCGCCAACTCGATGCTGAGACAAAGCTCAGTGATGATGAACTCAAACGTAATCTGCAGATGAATCATGAGAACGAGATTCTGCGTATTCGCCAGGATGCTAGACTGACAGATCTTGATGCGGAAAATCGGGTCTCCAGGGAAGTGCTCGCCCTTGAGCTGAAAGAAAACAACACTCGCAAAGAAGAGGAAATCAAGTTCGGGAAAGACATAGCGGCTGCGAAAGCTCTGTTCAGAAGTGAAGATTTCAAGAATACAGGGAAGATCCTCGGAGATCTTTCAACCCTTCAGAGATCCAAGAACAAGGAATTCTTCGAGATCGGGAAGGCAGCATCTTTAGCGCAAGGGATTGTCAATATTGCCCAGGGTGTAACTGAAGCGTGGAAGCTCGGTCCGATCTTAGGGCCTATTGGGGCGGCGGCAGTGCTTGCGGCAGGCACAGTGCAGTTGAGTGCGATTAGTGGTCAGACGCTTGCCATGGCCGAAGGTGGGATCGTTACTGGTGGCATTCCTGGCAGGGATTCCGTTCCTATTCTTGGTATGCCAGGGGAGCTTATGGTGCCTACAAAGAACTTTGACGAGGTGATCAATTCAGTCGCTGCCAAAAGGAACTTCGAGAACTTCGGGTTAAGTGGTTCCGAGGGTGGTGTGAGCGAAGTAATCATTGGCTTTAAAGAAAATGCCTTTGAGATTATTGAACAGAATCTGTCCCGCCGCCGCGCCCTTGGAGTTGGAGTTGGGTAAATGGCATCTCAGCCGATGTTTTTTAAGAAGAATAGGATTGATATATCGAATCCATCGGTGACTATTACAGTTGAGGATCCCGTTGCGTACTCCTCCGGGCAGCCTATAGTCGACTTTCTTCGCAATCGGAATAACACTTCGGCGTGGGTGACGACACTTTCCGACGACAGTGCAAATACAACTTTGACGGTGGAGATCGGGGACATGGTCTCGATCTCCGATGTTATTCTAATCAATCACAATTTTAAAGAGTTTAAGATTACCTTCAATGACGGGATAGAGTGGCAGGAATTTTCTTCTCCTATCCACATATCGGATTGCATTGAATCCACTACTCGCATCCACTTTGGATCGGTTAACGCCGTGGCCATCAGAATCCAGATCTTGGGAACTCAAGTTCCGAATCAGGATAAGCGCATGACGCAGCTTCTGGTTACTGAGTTTGTGGGTCAGCTGAATGCATGGCCGGTGATCAAAAATCCGACACACTCCACCAATCGACGCCGATCAAAAATGCTGTCCGGAAAGTCCAACTTCATTGAGTCGGCTGGGTCATTCTCCTGCGAGCTGAATATTCAAGTGCTTTCTGATCAAGAGGATCTATCCACCTTTGAGGCCATTTATGCCAGCAGACAAGGCTTGCTGTTTTGGCCGGGTGGTGGTGATGAATCTCAGTTCAAAGTGTTGCCGGTTGGTTATCGCCGCCAGGACTTCTATTTCGTGCGTCCATCCAACGACTACATGCCTGAGTTTTATAAGGGCCAATATACATCTGGCGTCAAGATTCAGGTGAAGCTTGAGGAGTGCACAGAATGAGTCTTTTCCGTGCTTTTATTGCTCCGATATCAGAGAATGGCCAATCGCATGAGCCTTGGGTTGAGGTTACGGATGACGTTGATTTTGAATCTATGGGGAATATCCAGCAAAGGATCGAGGGCTCTGATTATGACGTCGGCGTTTTCACATTCTCTCAGTTTGTTGTCACCCTTCGCAATGATCACGGTCTGTATTCCGATGGGACAATGCAGAGGAGTATCTTTTTTGGCAAGAGAAGCGAGTCACTTTTTAGACTAATCTGGCAAAAGCAGGACTTTCCGAGCGTTGCTGGCTCAATCATGGCCGGCCAATTCATCTCTGGAAATACAGAGTTTCCTGTCTTTGAAGGTATCCTAAAGGACGAAGCTGCCCAAATGAACATCTCCGACCAAAAGGTAAACTTTATGGTCTTGGGCAAAGAGGCGGCGTTAAGCCGGGAGATTGTTCCCTTCGGCGAGATCAGCGCGGGCGTTTCGCACAAAGATCTGATTTTTAAGTGCCTAAATCAGCCCTTTATTACAAAATACTTTTCTGTTGACCTCGCAAACATCAATCCGATGCTGAACCTGCAGATCGACGTCGTAGACGATTTTGAGAATAAGACGGTCGATGAGGCCATGAAGCTCCTCCTTCGATCGTCAAACTCAGTGCTGTTCGTTAAAGATGGGGCCGTGGTTGTTCGGGGTAGGGATGCGAGCCCTGAAGTGAAGTTTCAATTCTTTGGGCAGGCTTCAAACAAGGGTGTAGAGAACGTCATTGATATTCGGGATGTTCGAACTGGCATTCATAGGACGTTTAACTTTTGGACGTGGGCTGATACTGAGGTTGTCGCCTCTGATATTTCTTCTGTCGCTGAGTTTGGGATTATTAAGAAGAAAGAAGAGTTCAAATACATCACCAATGCAACCAAGCAGAGTACGATCCTAAGTGTTTTAAAAGAAGAATTTAAGAATCCCAAAATGGAGTTCAAGGTTCTCACTCCGATCACTACTGACTCAATTCTCCTTTTTCTTTTGGATCGTGTGAAGGTTGACTATCCGACAGTCTACTTTACGGAGCCGGGGGAAAACATTCCCATTTATGGTATTGCTCGGTATGGGGAGGCGAGGTATCCGTTTGGGGAATTTTCGCTCCAAATCAGTCCCCTGGAAGAATTTAAGATTCTGAATCGATCGGTGAACGTGAAAGATCAGTACATCGAATTGACTCTCAGAGGAGTATAACATGGGAATGAATTTTCTTTCTGAAGCCAATGACGGTGAGGTAATCCCGGCGAGCGACCATAACGCGTTGAGGACTGCTTTTCTTGGGAATATGGTGCCTCGAAACAATTCGGGCGGCCCTTTTGATGAGGCCGGGGACCTCGGAACTTCTTCCTATTGGTGGAAGGATGTTTTTGCAAAGATTTTCAGAATCAAAGGCAGTGCAAATGCGGTTATCCAACAAGATGGCGCTGATTTGGTGTTTAAGTTTGGTGAAAATGTTAAAGCGCGTTTAACCCCTGAAGGGTTTACTGCATCATCACTCGTCCCTGGCGTGGCATCTGGAACAAAAATCCAGGTGCTTTCGGGTTCGGGCACATTTACGGTTCCTGCCGGGTGTTATGGACTAATTGTGATGGGTTGTGGTGGCGGCGGCGGTGGCGCACCCGGCGGCGGTGGTAAAAATAGTGGCACAACTTCAGACAGATGGGGCGGCGCCGGCGGCGTCGGTGGTGAGGCGGGATGTGGTTCTATTGAGATGCTTTCCGTTACGCCCGGTCAAGAGATTGAATATTCAGTTGGCTCTGGCGGGGCATCGAATAGTACTGGAGGCACGACATCATTTGGGTCATTAACATGGTTAGGTGGACGGGGTGGCCTCGCAGGTGGCTTTCGATGTGGCGGCTACGGCGGTGCGGGTGCTGAGTATACAGCATTAACCGGGACCACAGCGGGATATGAAGGTTCAAACTCAGACAAGTTACGCGGAGGAGCTGCCGGAATAACGGGGGGAGCGGCTGGCGGCGGCGGCGGCGGCGGTGGCGGCAGTAGTTTATTTGGAAGCGGAGGAGCTGGCGGGAGCGGCGGCCTTCGAATTGACGTAAATGTGGGAACAAGTGGCGGCACAGGTGGAGTCGGTGGAGTTGGTGCTGGCGGCGGTGGCGGCGGTGGCGGCGGCGGCGGTAACAGCGGCTCTAATGCTCTCTCGTCCGGCGGCGCCGGGGGGGCTGGTGGCGTTGGTGCACTTCGTCTGTATGTGATCGGGCCAAACGTATGAAATTTGTCGATATTCCGATTCGTGTGAATGACATTGTCGTCGATGCTGGGTGGTGGAACATCATTCGCACGGCGGGGATGGTTCTTTCTAACTTGGTTTCCGGCGCGATCGGTGCCGGTGCAATTCAGCGTACAACCTTCTCCTTTGTGAACAATCAGGCTACCCCGGCCCCGATTGTCGGTTTGGTGTTTGATTCAGCGAAGTACTCAAGCTCAATAGTTGAAATGGAGATCCACCGAAAGTCGAGTGGATCAGAGGTACGTGAAAGGACTGAATTGGTTGGTGTCTTTGCTGCCGGGGCATGGGCTTTGTCGCAAGGGATTTCAAATGCCAATTCTGGGATCACCTTTACCGTCGAACCAGGCGGCCAGGTCAACTATCAATCTACAAATCAACTTGGAGTTGTGGAGGTTCAGCAAATGACATTCCGTACTACGACCATGGGGGCGGAAGGTGGCTGATCCAGTATTTTTCAACTCCGGGATAAAATCAAAGAAGGTTGAGACTGATGAAGTAGTTGCTGCAAAAGCGGTTTTGAGTGACCTGACGTGTGTCGTTACGATGATGAAGTATTCATCGAAAAACGTACCCTCTGCAGCCGATATCCTTTCGCTGGATGCTGACAAGCCATTGGTGCGAATTACGGGCACCACTGAAACGACTATTCATGGCATCAAAACCAACGGCTCAGAAGTCATTTTCATTTTCAATGCGACGGACAAGGTGATCTTTTTCGAGAATGCGAGCGTCGAGGCTGGCGTTGATCCTGGTGAGACGTTCCTCACTCCCACAGGGGCGGCATTGCAGCTTTTGCCAAATTCAACTTGTGGATGGATGCGTGATCCAGTCGGAAATGTTTGGGTCATTCAATCCGGAAGCGGATCCGGCGGTGGCTCATCTCGCTTCGTGAGTCAGAAGCTTGATCTTACCAATGGTGGGAAAATTGCTGTGGACAAATTTGCTATGGATCAGGTCTGGCGGATTCGAGGAGCTATCGGTCCGGTCGAACTTGATCCGGATCCGTTTGATTTTGATGGATCCAATCCCATCAACGGAATGTCCATTACTTTGGTGGGCGATAGTGACGTCGCTCCAGTAACGATTAAGGCCGGCACCGGTGGGCCAACTGAAGTAATGGACCATGACGAGGTAATTGGTAAAGGTAAATCAAAGACCCTGATGTACTTCGATGACATCGGTGGTTGGTTTTACAAGTAAAGGTGAACTATGAGATTCATTTTTGTTTTTCTGTTGGTGTTGCTGCAGTGGTCAGGTTCTGGGTTAGCGTGGACTCAGACAGCGGCAAAGGTTATTCAAGCCGACCAAGTCAGCGGCACAAGCACCAATGACAACTATCTTAAACAGGGTGATGCGGAAATTCTCATCACAGGTATCAACCAATATGCTGACGCTGCTGCGGAGGTACCGGTTGACTGTGCTGGTGGATCTGGTTCGCTCACAATGAGCCGGACAAACAGCGCTCCATTGTATCATAAATGGTCTTGGTTGATCAGTAAGCCTGCAGGGAACCTTCAGGGGCATGGAGTCGCAATTGACTTCACAATCAACAATGGCGACAAGCGCACTGCTATGCAGTTTGTTGCAGAGTACTTGGTTAATTCCGGTACCTTTGTTCATGGCACCACAAGCGACTTGAGGCTGTATGTTTACGATGTAACCAATACGACGATGCTGCTGATGGCGAATAACACTTTGCCTCATGCATCGGCAACAGATTCTAAACCTGTAGCGCAGGCGACATTCAACACCACCACGTCTACTAACTATCGTGCATGCTTCCACGTCGCCACAACCAACGCATCTGCTTGGTCTCTAAAAGCTGAAGCACTTATTAACAAATTTACTATTTATAATGCTTCCGCGGCTTTTGATTGGAAGTTCTATCCTGGTGCAATCACATCGTCTTCGGGCACGATGCCCGCTCATACGGTCAACTATCAGGAATACCGTCGTGATTCTGACGGCAAGATGTGGATGCGGGGTAAATTCACTTTTACATCTACCGGAACTTGGGGCGGAATTATAGTACCAAACCCACCGGGGATTACAAATCCTGCTCCGGCAATGGATGGAACCGGTGTAAGTAAGATCACGCTGAATGATGCATCTGATACGATTTATACCGCACAGGCTATTCAGCAATCCAATCAATTGAGTTTCTACGGCGAGAACGTTGGTGGAGCATCCAATAAACTTCAATCTATTAATAACACCACACCTTTCACATGGGCAGTCGGTGACTCGGTTGCATGGGAGGTTGGACCAATCAATGTGGTAGGTTGGCCGTCTGCCCAACCAGCTGTCTCCCTTCAAAATTGGAATTTTGATTGGAGAGATTGTCCATCTGGCTTCAATGATTCATGGACGAATACAACTGTGACGTGCAAGTGGAAGCGTGACGGCGGTCAGGCATACTACCAATATCATATGTCCGTAACTGGCACGCCCGCCGGGACAGATATGAACTTGACCCTTCCGACCGGGCACGTGATTGATGTTGCTAGGTACGTCGTTTCTCCTGTTGGCGGTAATCCGATTAATAGTCACGTGAGTATCTTGGACAACGGTACGAGATTCTATTATGGGAATGTTTCTGGTAATACGACAAACACACTTCGCGTAAATGCCCTTCTTTCGAATATTGACTACATAGGTAACGTTTCGATTTCTCCAACAGCTCCAATGGCTTTTGTGGCTGGTGACAATGTTATTGCGATGTTTGATGTGCCTTTGATCGAAAACGGTGTCAGTTGGACAGAAACCTGGAACGCGCTTCAGCTGATCAACCCTATGGAAGTGGTTGTTAGAACAAGTCATGCAACGGCACTTTCAATCGGCACTTCGTCAGTTGTGATTCCGTACGCGACAGAAATCGAAGACAAGTTGAATGCATGGTCGTCAGGAACCTTCACGGCACCGTACGATGGCCTGTATCAAGTGACTCCGCACCTGGTGGTGGGCGGAGGCTACTCGCTTTCAGTTATCATCCAAAAAGGTGTATCTGGTGTTTATTCGTCGGAAAAGTATCTTTATTCCGGAACGCGCGGGGCCGGTGGTTCTGGGTTTGTGCGACTTCTTAAAGGCGAGACGATTCAAATTAGGGGTATTTTAGACACCGGGACATCCAACACTGATAGTTCTGGCTTTTACAACAGGCTGGACATCATAAGAATCGGCGATTAGGCCGGGGCCCTAAGAAAGGAATCCACCCAATGCTAACAACACTGCTATACATCTATTTTACCGGAGTCCTGGCAATCACAGGCGCAGGTTCTTATGGATGCTACAATGGTAAATTTGCCGGCAATCAAGTCGCTATTGGTCTCGAGGGACCACTCTGCTATGGCGTTGTAGTAGGTGTCGGCGTCGCTTGGCCAGTGGTCGGTGGGTATTTTTTGATGGAGAAGTACTAAATGACGGAGTTTCTATCTTCTGCCAAACAAAATGCCATCCTGATTCTGTACTCCCTCTGTGTGGCGGTCGCCGCTCAGCTGGCGCCGATTGTTCCGCTGATGGTGACCGTCGGCGGCCTGATTCTCGTGGACACACTCTTTGGGGTATGGGCGGCCAAAAAGCGGGGAGATGCCCTTTCCAGCAACGGCCTTTCGCGACTTTTGACAAAAATGTGCGTCTATCAAATCGTGGTTGTGACCCTATTCTTTTTTGAAAAGCACATCACGGGGGATGTTCTGCCGGTGATGAAAATTGCGGCCTCTATGATGTCGGTGGTTGAGGTGATCTCGATTTTGGAGAATGCCGGGATCATTATTGAAAAGCCGGTGTTCAGATATTTGATCGAAAAGCTTTCCTCAAAGTCAAAAAAGTTCGACGGAAAGTAATAGCTTCGGAAGATCTGACCTCCGGGGGTAAGTCCTCCCCAGCAAGGAGGTCATTGTGACTAATGTGAAAATTCTATTGGCATGTGTATTGGCTCTTGGAACTTCGGTGACAGCGGCCAAGGCGAACGACGGTAAAGTGGACTTGAAAGACTTTCCACTCTTCCTTAATCCCCTTACACAGCTTCCAGCTGCCATCACTGCAGGCCCTGCAGCTCTCGAGGAGTACAAAAATGCGACTCCTGAACAGCGTGATGAACTTACCCAGTGGGTGCGTTCTGAGTTCAACATCGAGAACGACAAGGTCGAACAGAAGATCGAAGCGGCGATCCAGATCGCGATCACAGCGGGTCAGTTGGTCGCGTAGGTAATAAACGGGTTCATGCGTTTAAGGGTGGTGATGAAGATCATTCGCGAGCGTGTGGGCCCGTTCCTATTTTGGGGGATAGAATGAAGCATATTTTTTCTTTGATAGTTCTGTTGCTTGGCGGGTGTGCTGCGGCCGAACAAAAACTGTCTCCAGTCGTTCTTTATCAGAAAGACATTGGTTTGGAGATCAACGGGGAGAAGTTCGTCGGGGTGGGTGTTCCACGGCTGGCGAGTGAGTATCAGATTAAAATCAAAGCCAAGGGCAAGATTGATCTGTTGACGATTACGTCATGCCATCGGGAAGAAAAATTTGAAGAGCCGTCTTCGGGCTGGTTCTCGTCAGGAAAAAGTTTCACGTACACTTACAAACCAGTAGTGGGTATTGAAGACCAGAGGGATTGCCTTCTGGATATCGGCGCTTCCGAAAAGATTGGCGGCCGGCATTCCTGGGGGGCGATTGATTTTCAAACGTCTTCGGAGCGTTTGCCCGCGACGATTTCCTGTAATGGCTCACACACGTCCCCGATTGGTACCTCCATCTGTCAGGCACGCGCCGGCTTGAGGCAAAAGATCGTCTTTAAAGAGCCTGTCATTGTGATTCCGGACACCGAAGTTTGTTCAGTGATGTCCGCCGCTGACAGGATGGAGTTTTCTTTCATCATGGCGCCCGGTGAGTGCACCTACTACTTCGGCACCCGTGAAGGGAAGTATCACAAGCTGACCACCTTTGGTTACGAGTCAATTCTCATTCGCGGAGGTGACTAATGGAGTGGGTAGCGGTTTTTCTGAAGGTGTTCCTGCCACTTTACGACATGTATCTCAAGAAGTTGGCTAAGGATGAACAGTCCATAAAGGACTACATCGAGTTTAATGAAATCATGGCCCGACGCGGACTGAAGTCTGTGCAGGATCGTATGAAAGCGACTGATCAGATTCAAAAGATCCAAGACGCATGGGCAAAGGAGAATGGCAATGTGGGCAAAAATTAAAAGTGTTTTTAAAGCTGTTGGTTCGTTCTTTTCAGGAGGGGGGAGTGTTTCGGATCCCCCGACGCAAACCCCTCCTGGGGAGACGCCTGAACCGATAGATCCGATCGTGAACGTGCCGCCACCGGTGGCCGGCGTGGTTGATTGGTTGGAGTGGACAAAGCAGGCTATGCTTTATTCTGGGGCCTTTGAAGGAAAGGGTGAAGATTGGGGGAATCCAGTCGGAAACTTTGATGGAGCTTATTTGACATGCGGGCTTTTGGGATTCACGTGGAAGTATAATAACCAGCCACCAATGATCTTGGAGTTCGTAAAGAGATACGGCGTAAAGCGCGCAAAGGAGCTCATGCCACGTTGCTGGGATGACTACTATCGTGCGGCTAAGCTTGGTGTAAGTGGTGGCGCATCCATCGTTTCCAGATGGTCCAGCGGCAGCGACAATGACGAAAGAGTGTATGAGCCATACCGTTCTGAGCTTCTTGCGTTCTGGTCTTCTCCAGAGATGCGTCCGATTCAGATTGAAAAGGCATGGGACATGATGGGAGCATGGGCAAAAGAGAAAGCTCTCGTTGCCCAAGCCTACTGGAATTTACCCGCTCCACTCTTTCAGCATTTTGAGTACTACTTTGACCAGGCTGTTTTGAACGGTCAGGGTGGATACGTGAAATTGAAAGATGCCGCGGCCGTTTCTGATACCAAGGTCTTGTCGTTCTGTGGCTCCAAAAGCGGGTACACCGTCAATGATCTTCGCCGTAATGGACGCCTTTGGCCGTCAGTGATAATAGAGGCCGACAGTCATGAGGTCGTGTTGTGGAAAGGCGCCTATCTTCGCTCCCTTCAATCCAGAAATGAATTCCAGCCGGTTACTATGAATCGACGTGGAACTCTCGCTCTGGGTAAGGGCTGGGTCAACGGAACACTGAGAAACTACTTCTGGCTTGGTAAGGATCCGGAACCGGCAAAGCCTGCGGTAAGAGCAGCTTTAGAAATTATGAATAAGCAGTAAAGGGAAGGGGAGCGAAAGCTCCCCTTTTTTTAGTTCAGATTGCAGCGTGGGAGTGTGCTTGCCACGGTCACCAGTCGAAGGTTGTGGGATGTGTAGTACATCCAGTCAGTGTAGCCAGTCTTTACGAACACGAACTTTTCGCGATTCGACGGGTTGGGCTCGTTCAGCACAATAAGTCCATAGTCATCAGCTGGTGCCGAGTCAGGAGTCATGTGGTAACTCTGATTGCTCAAAGGTCCGAGCACCGTGTAAGTCCCGCACTCAACCGCAACATCCGTTGTTTCTATAACTTTATCGTTGGCAGCATTTCTCGTGATAGCAGTCGTGAACGTCAGGATCTCATATTTTCCTGTTCTGGACATTTTGAGGCGTTCCATTCTTCCAACTGAAGATAGAGTATTGATGGTTTTTAGTGACTCGCTTTCAACAAAACGTGTACCCGTTGAACCAAGTCCGGTGTCGCTGTCGCTATACCCGGGGTGGCATCCAGCAATAAGTCCAGCAGTCAGAATCAAGAAAAATGTTTTCATGGTAGTCCTCACTTTCATTTCATCGGCCAAGGAAAAAACAAACTTTAGGATGTTTTGTTGAACACAGCAGTTTCTAGTCTTTCGAGTCGTGCCTTCACAGAATCGCTATCACCCATTAGAGTGCGAATCAGTGCGTTGGCTTTCGCGCTAAAAGTAGTATGCTCCGCTTCGGCCAGTTCAGTGATGAAGATATGGACGTCAGCATCCCAGCGCACCGGGTGCGCGATCTTGGTCTGTTTTGGATCCATGCCCGGCTTCTTTGTTGCCTTTTCAAAAGGGAACTTCTCGTTCAGAAGTTCCTCATCTGTTTTTCTATTTTTTTTCTTCATAGTTTTCTTTTTCATGTTTTGTCGCCTTTCGAGCTGAGATGATTCTGATCTTGTCTTCTTCTCTGTAGCAGTAAACCACCACGAGGACTTTCGACTTTCGAGAGATTCCGATTGCTTTGAATCTCTCTTCGTCGGAGGAGTCGTCCGCCACCTCCAGATACGGTCCGAGGAAGATGGTCGATGCTTCCTCAAAGGTCACACCGTGCTTCTTTCGGTTCGATTCTGATTTTTTATCATCCCACTGAAATGTGCTCATGAATACAATGTATCACAACGTAATACATTGCGTCAAGAGATTTTGGGGAGGAATAAAAAAGCCCCAGAACGTCTGTACTGAGGCTTAAAACGAATAAGGTGAATTTAAGAGAAATTGTCCCAGAAGGGGACTAAGTCGTGCCGAATCCTAAGATCACGCAGTCCTTCTTTACGTCTTTGTATTGTCGGCCGTTAATAACCAGGCTCACGGCTTGTCTTGAGCCGAATGCGGCAAGGATACCATCTTTAAGGGCTGACTCTGTACCTGATATTTTTGCAGTGCAGGTTTCTCCTGAATCCGCCAATTCAAGATGTGCGAAGAACTCACCTTGGTCAGATACCTTGATCTCTTTAATGTAGACCATTGCAGTGAAATCGACCTCTTCAGGAGTGGTTCTGGTTCGCTTGAATTTCTCTTTTACGTCGGTGTAGTTGAGTGTTTCACCCTCTTTGGTCACAGTCTCATCTGGTTTGATGGCTTTCAGAGCTTTATCCCCAAGAGCCTTACCCGCAGCAACAGCAGTTTCAGCTTCAGGTTTCACAGCGACGATTTCCTGGATGATCTTCATCCGTTCTGTTTCCTCGGTAGACATCGTGCGCATGATTTCATCTTTGCTCGTGGACTCTTTGTACTGAAAGTACCGGTCCGAAACAACGTACGTGGTCAAGCAAACTGTCGCAGTGGCCAGAACTATGGCAACGTGTTTTGAGTCCATTTTCTTAAATCCTTCCTCGACCATCTTATTGAAAGCTTTTCCTAAGTCAGCAAATAAATCCGAAGAACCCGGCGCGACTTTGATGAAAATTTCCAGCTGTTCTTTTTCATCTTTTGACAGAAGATGTGTTTCATCGCCATAGACCGCGAGTGCGTAAATTCTATTCACTTCATATTGTAGCTCATAAATCACGTCGCAGATCCGGGTCGAAATTGTCGCATCAAAATTTGGACCATCGTACTTTATTGCAACGACCGGGAAGTTCTCAAATGAAAGCCGGGCACCTTTTGTATCGACCGTATTTGTGGCGAGATTTCTTATGAGTTCCCATGCCTGTTCTGAGTTGGTTACCTTCACATTAAGAGCTGCAGGTGTCATTCCCGGTTCCTTTACGATGGGTTTGAGTGTGGCCGGCGCGCAATCCGCTCGGCGTAACTTCTCATCGGAACAACACTTCAGGCTGTTTAGTTAAGATTTCTTGTTCAGATTTCAGGAAGAAAGAAGTCGTTTTCCTCGCAATCCAGAGCTTTTGCGAGTTTTGCGATTGTTTCGGGACTTGGCCATTGGCGCTTCACTTTTTTGCGAGCTTTGGATCTCAGTTTGATACCGGACTTATAGCCATGCTCAAGTTGTTGGATGTAGTTTCTTGTTGTGCCCAATTCAGCAGCCAAGCTTTCCTGTGTGAAACCCTTGGCTTTTCTGATTCTCTGTAAGTTGAAACAAAAGTCTTTATGTATACCCACGCGAACAGTGTGCATCGGCAATCAAAATATGAGGACCAAGCTAATGGCTAAGCTTTTTTGGTTAAGAAACAAACAATATTTATTTATTGCTCTTTAGCAAGACAGACGAAAGTCCGAAAAAATGCGCAAGTTTTTTTCAGGGGGATGAATGCAGCAGCTGAAGGCTGATCTGATTTTTGTTGTTCGCTACTTGAAGGACATCATAAAGCGAGTGGAAGCCAACGAATCTTTAACGACCGGAGTTTCTGACGGCTCCTGGGTTGTTCAGGGTGACATCATCGCGGAGATCGATGTCCGTATCAGCGACAGCGGCCTTGCTCGCCCGCAGAATCACTTGAAGCTGATCCAGGGAGGCAAAGGCAAGGACCTCTAAAACATCGTGTATGACGGATGCTGATTCGTCGAGCGCTCTCAGTCTCTGAGAGAGTTTATCCGGAATGCCAATGGCTGAGGGAGACAAGAGATCCTTCAGCTGCTCTGGCGTCATGTTGCCAACAGTCTGTGCGCCCACCTGAGGAGGCTGACCGAAGTCTTCGAACCAATCGCGTAGTTTGCCGGTGTGCTTGTAGATGTTCTGCCAGTGTTCACTGGAAGGGGAGTAAATGCCGGCCTCCCAGCGGCCCACGGTCGCGGTGTCTGTTTTCAGCTTTTCCGCAAAAAGAGCTTGGGTTTTATACCCCGCTTCCTTGCGCGCCTGCTTAATTTTTTGACCAATCAGTTTTTTGATTTTGCTCACTGTTTCCGCGCCTTTATTGCTGTGTAATTGCAGTATAGCGCAATAATGCAGTGTAAAAAATTACGCGAAAATAACATTTCTGTTGCTGTTATTACGCAAAACCGCTACAAAATTACGCATGGCTATCAGAACAGTGAATGCGAAATTACTGAAAAAGCTCGTGAGATCACACGAGGCGAACAATATGGAGGACGTAGCTAAGGCGATCGGCGTTTCAAGAGCCACGATCTCAAAGCTCATCTCCGGGACGTACCCTTCGGATGTAAAGGACAAGACGCGAACGAAAATCGCATCTGGTCTTGGAGTCGAGGAAGACACTTTGTTCCCACCTGTTGACGCAGGTAAGGGGCAAAAAGCTTCTTAAGGTTTAACAGAGTCATCTTTGACGAGATGATTCGATTAAGTCTCAAGAGGACCCTCACAAGAGGAATCAATATCACAAGCAAAGTTTGTTTAGTTGGGAATTCGACCGAGTTCCTATCGGTATTGTTTTATCTACAGGGTTGTCTGAAAGATCGACAGGGGGACATTTTGGCAAAACACGAAGAGCTGGCTTCACTGAAGGTCGGCAATCAACACGTTAAGCTCCTTCAGAGCAATTACAAAGTCATTTATCTAAAAGTGAAGGCCGGTCGTTCGTGGATAACAGACTCCACCTACAGAAGTGCGATCCCAGCCCGTGCAGAATTTCAAGCAATGGCAACGCGAATGATGCTGGGGCTGAAGGTTTTCGGCCGTTGATGGTTCAGATCTTGGGTTGATTGCTCGGAAGTTTGATTGAAGCAGTCGGATGGTCTGACTGCTTCATTGAAACCAAACTGGATACGCCCAGGAGAGTTTTAACGTCATAGCCAGTATCTGGACCAGAACGCCGAGATCCGCGCTAAACCCCAGCCCCCACTCTGGACGACGGATAGTGGGATTTTTTAAAAGGAGGAATTTATGACGAAGAAGCAAACAAACAAAAAACCAAAAGCTACAGAAAACTTGGTTGCACTTCCACTAAAGCCATTGCGCGATCGCGTGTTGTTGGAGCCGCTTGCCGTAGAGGAAAAGACAGCTGGTGGGCTGTTCATCCCGGAGAATGCAAAAGAAAAACCATTGAAGGGAAAGGTCATTGCTCGCGGCGGTGACGTTACGGCCCCGGGAAGCTTGCATCCCGGGGCTATGGTTCTTTTCAGTAAGTACAGCGGTACTGAGATCAAAGTGGCCGGCGTGGATTATATCCTCGTTCGCGAAGAAGACATTTTGGCTGCGTTTTGAATTCAAAAGGGGGAGTAGTGAGTAAAAAGAAAGTTGTGACTGAAAACTTTGATGGAGTGGTGGTTCTCAAAGAGTGGATGATCTGCCCTGATGGGCAAACTTATCTTGGAATTAAGGGCAAATGCTCTGTGATGGATAACAAGTCACTAGTTGGTTTTGAAGCGACGAACCGTGAAGCAAATTTCATTGTACGTGTTGAAAGTGCCGATGGAAAACGTTCAATCAATATCTTCGGATGTCAGATTCGATCAGTTGTTCAAGGCGTTTTTGGGAAAAAATCCATCACTCAATACTTTGAAGTTTAAGGAGACTCTGTGGAACAGAAACCAACTATCGGAAGAATTGTACATGTGGCGGATGAAAAAGGCACCACTTGTGCTGCGATTGTAACAGCCGTGCACAATGAGACATGCATCAATGTCACCCGCTTTAACCCGGACGGGAGCACTTCAGGAGTAGCGAACCTGCAGAAAGTTCACTACCCACCAAAGGGCACGCTGGACTGGAATTGGCCGTCACGAGATTGAAATAGAATCAGATTCCCGGGAGACCGGGACTCTGAGTGAAGCGGTCCCGCAAGCCCCTCCCGGGGGAGTAGCAGTTCGGCTATTCGCGAGACGTGGGGCCGCTTCACTGAGGGCGAGAGATAAGACTCTTCATAGCACGTGGTTCCCCAGGCGTGGCCTGAAGCAAACTGAGGGGTTTGGGCTGGGGATTTATTTTAGGGGGAGCAAATGGGCGCAGAGCGTAAACCTATAAATTTGGCAAAGGGGAATCGAAAACCCCTGAACCTCTTGAAAGTCGTCAAGTCGCAAGATACAGAAGCGGCTTCGATCTTTGACAATTTGCCAGTATTACTCTCGCCGCAACAGATTGCTGATGCGGGCCTTGCTGAAGTCTCCACCATCTACGATTGGAAATATCGTCCCGCCAAGTACGGGGCTCCTGATCGGTTGTTTGAGCCCAAGCGTACCCGTGGCAGCAAGCTAAAGGTGCGGCGAGATGTCCTAAAAGAATGGGTGAACTCCTGGAACAACTAAGGAGAATCCTATGAATTTTTCCGCGCCAAAACAAATATCCAAAGACTGCTTGGAAGTGAGGCTCTGGCTAGATGGCAGAAATGCTTTGCAGGCCCGCCGTCGCTTCGCGAATAGAAAGCAGATCGAGGACTTCAAAACAAAATGCGTAACCCTTTCCACCTTTGGGGAGTCATTTCTTCGCCGGTTCCTGGCAAACGAAGACTACTCAGAGCTTTTAGAAGAAGCGCAGAATCCGTCCCGCGATCTCGGTGAAGGACACAAGCTTTTCGGACCGGAGATAGATTTCTGGATGGCCCATCAGTATCCAGTGTGCGCGCCCGGGTGGCGTGCAAATATCAACGGCTACCTAAAAGAGTTCGAGCAGCTCGCTTCATTCCGCATCAAAGACATCACCAAAGAATTTATCCGAGGTGTGGAGTCCGAACTGCGGAACCGCGGGAACAGCCAGAAAACAATCAACCTCAAGATCGGGTGGATCCAAGCGGTCCTAAACTACTCCGTGGAAAACGAGCGGCTGTCGGCGAATCCGATTGCCACCTACAAGAAGAAGAAACCTGCAAAGGTCGATATCGACTTCTGGACGAAGGCTGAGGCTTTGAGTTTTTTGCGTTTTGCCGACCAGAAGTATCCGCGTGGCACGACCTTGCGGTTCCGCTATGTGGCCTATATGGCTGCGCTGAACACCGGGGTGCGTGCCGGCGAGTTGTGGGCCTTCCGGCCGAACTGCATTGAGGAGTCGAGCAACCTGATTCAGGTCAGGCAGCAATTCGATGCGAAGGATAAAACCTTCCGCACGACCAAGGGGCGAAGCCAGCGGAAGGCACCGGCTTCCGCTGATCTGATCATGGAGTTCCGCCAGCTTGAGAAATTCTGGAAGCTTAAGTCCACGGATCTTTACTTCACCAATGACGATGGAACTCCAATGACCCACGACAACTTTGCGCTGGTCTTCCAGAACGATGTAGAGGAGTGGGGCGGGAAACGCATTGTCTTCCACGGGATGAGACATACAGCGGCCACCCTGATGCTTGCTGCAGGTGTCGCCGTGAACACGGTGAGAGACGTCCTGGGGCACGAAAGCATTCAAACAACCATGCGCTACGTGCATGCCTTGGGCGGTTTGATCGCGGACGTATCCAACAAATTTGCTCTTTCAGCAAAGGCGAGTGACGGCGATTTGCCGCCACCACCGGCGCCGAAGGAACAGAAAGGAAGACGTGGGCACCTGACTTTAATTCGGCCAGCTTCGGCTTAG